ACCGATCCTTGGTTGAGGGTGAGTGACTGTTCAACGTCACGGCGAATTTTTTGGTTGCCGCGCATGACCTGGAATGCCAGCTCATTCGCTCTCCCGATGGTATCTGCGTTCTGCGCTCGCTGCGAAACGCGATACGTCTTTTGTGACTCCTGCGAATGGTTGCCCACGCGCAGCCCGGTTGTCGATTCGTCAGCGCCGGCGTCGGAACCGTCGACTACCGCATTCAGTACCGGATCCCCTAAATCGTCGGTCGTCCATTCCGTGTACGGATTCTCGATTCCCTCACCCGTGCCAATCGAATCGGTGAACGGGAGAGGAATCCGACTTATGTCGAAAATCGCCTCCAACACATCTTCCCGAATCAATCCGCCTACGTCGACCGCGATAAGGTCGGCGGCGTCTAAGTTTGCCGTGCTCATTAGAGCCTGACTCCTTTACTGCGAAGTAAATCCCCAAGCGCCTTCGCTTGCTGCGAACGGTTGCCGGTCTGCATCGCATTTGCAGCCCGCGCCGTGACCGTCCTAGCGTCGTCGCTCGCCCCGCGGCTTTGTGGTTTACCGCTTCCTTTCGGTTTGGCTACCGACTTCCCGAGCAACACGTTCAAGCGTTGTTCCTGCAAAGCGTTATGACGAACGTATGCAACCATCCGATGATCGAGAATCGCCGCCAACTCTTGCGCCTGAAATCCCCACCTTCCGATATGCTTGTTCATCACTTCCATGTCGGCCGCGCGCGTCTCCGCGTTCGCCCATTCTGGAACACGCTCGACAAGTTTCCTCGCCTCGTCCTGCGTTGCTACGTTAATTCGGTCGCGCGCTTTTTGGAGCATTTCGGCCGTCCGCATCTCTGGGGGTATCATGCCGATTAGCGATTCCAACTCACCGCGCGCCGTTGCCAGTTCCGTTCGTTGCGTCTCGCGCTCCTGATAGAACGCCTCAACCTCGCCACGTGTCCGATTCAATTCGGTTTGCGCGTCCTTCAATTCGCCCAGCGTTCGCGACTCCGCGCCGTCAGGCATTGCAACGGACATTCCGAATAAATCGGCTTCGCTGACTCCCATCGCTTCCGCGATCTTCGTCAGACCCAAGGGAACTTCCCCGCTCTCGCGATTCCCGTCGGTGTCGCCGCCCTTCGGACTCTCGCCCGTTAATGCGGCCTCCAGCTCACCCAAGAAATCAGTTTTCGCGTTGTCCGGTTTCGGACTCTCGCCCGTTGCCGGTGGTGTCGCCGGTGTCGCCGTTGCCGGTGTCGCCGGTGTCGCCGGTGTCGCCGGCGGCTTCGCCGGTGGCGTTGCCGGCGGCTTCGCCGGAATTCCGCCTTCGAGTAATGCCCGAACGCTATCAACTACCGCGCCGTCTCCGGCCGCTGAATGCACCCGACTAACTCCTTCTTGAACTGTACTCATTGCGTCTCCGCCTCCTGCACTCCGCGAACTCTCGTTCGCTCAAAAATGTTCGCGCCGACCTGGCCCGTCACGTCGTCAAGCACCGCGATCCAAGTCGCCGCATGATCTACGTCGTCGCCTCGATTCTCCCGCGCGGCCAATATCAACTTGTCCATGTATTCCGTCCGCAACTCGCCGAGCGACGCCGCCAGAATGTCCGCGCATAGTTCCTCGACGTTCATTAGTGGTATGCCGTCCGCGGCCAGTAGCGATGGAATCCGAAATGTTCAAGGATCCGGAACCGCTCGCGCGCAAGTTTCGAGTTTTCCTCTAGGGCAATGCGATCCAATAATTCCACCAACGCACCGTGGAACTCATCGAAACCCTGTTCCTGTTTCTTGCTCATCTAGCGTACTTCACAAGCGTATGGCGGACATGTGGGCGCGGATCGTGATGCGCCCATATCCACCATGATCGAACTATCTGATCCAACGCCGGCGCCTGCTCCGCCGCGCGCATCAATAAACGATGTTCGTCCGCCGGCATCTGATAGCGTTCCGCGTTCATCATTGCGCCGCGCCGCCTTGCTGCGGTTGCTCGATCTGCTGACCCGCGCCGGCGGCTTGCTGACCGCCGACCACTTGCAAAGCATCAACTTCATTCGGAACGCCGAGTTTCATTTCCTCAATCGCGGCATCAAGAATCGCCTTGAAGTAATCGAAGCGCGTGTCCTGATCGTTTTCGTACTTATCCATTGCCGCCTTGATCTGCTCTACCTGTTGAGCGCCGAGCGCTATCGCTTGCTGCATTTGCATCGTGAATTTTTGCGTCGCCTGCTGCTGCGCTTGCGCTTGCTGGCCCGCTTGCCGCGCTTCGTCGGACTTCGGATCGACGTAGTACCGCTCGCCGTTGTCCAGCATCGCGGCGCGTGTCCAGTCGATCAGCGCGCTATAGACCGACGGAAGATCCGTCAGTTGCCCGCCGAATCCTTTTTCCATGATCTGTATTTGTTGCGCCAACACCTCAGACAATGCCGCCTTGCGCTGCGCTCGCTCACCAACCGATAACCCGGTTTTGAGCGTCACGGATTCACGTTCCGGCCATTGCGCCGGATTCGACGTTATGAACCGCCCGCCCGAATTGACCTCCATTTCTGACGTGACCCAGCTCCGCAATGCCCGGTGTGTCAGCAACCAAGCGGATCGCAACATCGTTTCGGCCAGCGTCCGCGCCATCATTGCCGCCAATTGCTCGCGGGATCCCATTTGCCTCTCGACACCGTGCGCCGTGTCGCCGGCCACCTGTAATGCCGCCGATTGCAGATCGAGCGACGCGCCGGATCCCTCGGAACGCATCTTGTCGGCATACGTCAACAGCGCGAGCGTCGACGGACCAATGTCGACCACCGGGAACGCCATTATTGATTGGTGCGGAGATCCCTTCGTCCGCACAACACCACCGGAGCGGTTGTCGGTCGCATCCGACAGATTGACCGCCTTTTCGTCGGCCGCGATCCGCGACTTGTTCACCGCCGCCTGATTGTCTAGCCAGTTGCGCAGCGCTTTTGTCTTGATGTCCTGGACATTGCGAAGGCGGTCATAGACACCGAGCCCGTTCAATTGGTGCGGCTGCAAAAACGGCGTTCCGGTGGCATAAGGTATGAAGTCAACTATGTCGTTCGCTAGGATTTCCTTGCCGCCGGCGAGAATGATCCGCCTTTGTTCCGCGATACCATCACCGTCCATATCCACCCGATAGAAACACTCGAATATCTCGATTTCTTCCATCGAAGGATCCGTAACATCCGTGGAACCCGGCGAGATTCCCGACGCGGATCCGCCGCCCGGTCGCCGATACCGCGCCGCTTTGTCGGTGTTCGTGGACGTGAGTGACTGACCCGACGGCGCACGGTTCACCTTTTCCTTACTGAATCCCTGTTGGATCAGATCCGTCCGCGGCTCGAACCGCTTTTCCGCAAGGAACCGGATCCCCTCCACGAACTGTTCATTCCACGCCGCCTCCCAATACATCGACGTCGGATCGACCGACACAACCCGAACCCGCTGGCGTATCGACTTGACCCGAACCTCGACGTCAAACAGTTTCGTGTCCTCCCGGTTCGGCTCGCTCACTACCTCAACGTCTGCCTTCGTCTGCCCCGCCAGTCCCTCAACCGCCGCCACAACCTCCGCCGGCACGCTGGGAAACCGCTGTACCTTGATCGTTTCGGCTTCGTCTAGGTATACCTTGATCCAACCGTTCCGCAGTAGCAGCGCGTCGCGGATCGCCTCCTGAATCATGACGAACCCGCGGTTTTGATCCATTATCACGAAGTTAACTATGTCCGACTCTTGCCGCGCCTGATCGACTCCCTTCTCATTCTCGGAACTGAATTCAACGATCGAATCCGATGCCAGCGCCGGCATCATCGACGCAACAACCGCCTCGATCATGTCGCCGACGTCCGTACTCACCACCTTCGACACACCCGTACCTTCCGGCTTCGGCGCCTCGCCGTAGTAATATTGAAGCGCCTTTGTCCGGAGCGCTGATAGTTCGTCGCCATCCCATCCCGCCGATTGCGTGATTTCCCGGCCAAGCATTGAAATCAACACTTCTTCGGTGATTGCCTCCGCCATCAAATTAGCTCCGGTTGCTTGGTGACGGTCGCCAGATGCTCAACACGTACCGTTATCGTCAAGTGCGCGCACGTGTTGTCGGCGTCGTTCGTTTTGGCGAACCGAACCGTCGGCGTGTCCGATAGGTGGAACTCCAACACTTCCCCGTGTTCATCCTGCAACGTGCAAATCCATTTCCCATCCGTGGATTCCAGCGTCGCGCCGTGCAACGTCGGCTGCGTCGGCACACCCGGCTTTTTCGCCATCAAATAACCCCCTGATCGTTGTATTTAAGCGGCTGATCCCATGCGAGCGTTAACTGTGCGACCCGAGACGTCGCGTAGTACCGCAGCGCGTCCGCGCCGTGACTGCATTCGTCATGCACCGGAGTCCGCGACAGAACCCGCCGCTTTTCATCCCATTGCGCGCGGTAAAGCGTCAGGAACCGCCGGCCCTTTTCCGTCTTATCTTCGTCGAACCATGCCCGCTGCAACCAACGCCGAGTCGCCTCGATCCCGTCGGCCACCGGCAACCGTGGCGCTACTATGAAATCAACCCCAATGTCCCGAGCCGCTTCACGCCGAGTCGCACCCGTGGAGTATTCCCGAACATCCAAATCGAACGGCCCAACCCAATCACCATATATATATTCGCGTTTCTGCAAACCCTGAATGATCGCCACGAACGATTCGTTTTCGTGTTCTTCGTAATCAATCACCCGATGCTCACCGGACGTCAGCTCTTGAATGAACCAAATCGCCGTCGCGTCGTTGATCCCCAAATCCCACGCCGTATTGACCGGAATCGTCGGATCATAGTCAATCCGAGTCACCCGGCCGTCGTCGGCCAGATCCCGCAGCGTTCGAGCGTAGAAGGCGCCGCGCACTTGCGCGTCCGGATCGTTCATCAACTCCGCGCGGTACGCTTCCGGCCCCATTTCCTCGCGCAACATCAATAATTCTTCTTCGTCGAGCGCCTTCGTGTAGTCCGGGAGTAGATTCGCCGTGAACCAATTGTCGGACTTCAACGCTCTTTCGTATGTCTCCCACAAATGGTTATGTCCGCGCACCGTCCCGATCAGGTATAGGCTACCCTTTCGATCAGCAAGCGCCGGCCGGATTACATTCGGAATCAGCGACTCCGCACAATCAGCGAATTCGTCGACGGCAACGGCATCGAAATACTGACCGCGTAAACGATCCGGGTTGTCGGATCCCGACAGAACGATCCGCCGGCCACCGGGTAAGTCGATGCTCAATTCCGCCACGTTATACTTGACGCCGGGAAGCGGCGCTAACATCGCCTTGAAGTAATCCCATGCGATCGACTTCGCCATGCGGTACGTCGGCGCGATGTAAGCGGCGCGCGGCCGGACCAGCTTGCACTCGATCACGTCTCGAATCAGCTGCGCACACATGGCGACGGTTTTTCCAGCTCGCCGGTGCGCAATGACACATGAATTGCGGAAAGCGTTATAGCCTTCGTGCAACTCGACTTGGTAGAACCTCGGCTTGTAGTCAAGCGTGACTCGCGTCGGTTCAAGCAACCTCGCGCTCTGATTCATTCGCTCGCCATTCGATCAACAGCGAACCCTGACCCATGTCTCCATCGGTGGTGGATTCGGTCAGAAATTTGTGTGCAATCCCGAGCAAGAACCCAAAACCGCGGACGTCACCTGTTGAACTAAGCAACTCCGCGCACTTCGCACCGGGACTGAACTTGTTTGCTTTGCACCATTGCAGGAAATCCGCCTCGAATTCGGTCCGTGTCATTCCGTAGGATTGAACCGAACGTGTCATTTACGACAACCGAGAATCTATGATTTCCAATCCATTCCCGGATTGTCGTTAAACGCACCGGGACGGATCCCTGATAACACAACAACCTTGAAGGGAGAGTGTCACCGCGCAAGATAAGGAATTTCGCAGATCACGTCAAGACAAGCGCGAGCGCGTCGGCGTTTGTGTTTAGAACACGCTCGCCGCGCCCGCTTGCCCGCCCGGTTGTCAACCGTGCTGCGTTCGTGTTCTGATCCCCAACCCCGATAACACCAATTCGGCAGACCGGCCGACAGACAATACGGTTGCAGATGGTTGACTTTCGAGCGAGACAAACCGGCGAAAACACACAAGGGACGCGGCTTGCGCGGCCAAGCATGGATGCTGAACGCGGCCGGACACTGACCACCTGACGCGGGACGTTTAGGCAATCGCCAGCGTCCCTGTGTAGGAACGCTCTAACGGAACTATTCCCTTTTTGTACCGATTCTAGTACCATTCTATGTGGGCATTCCGCCCTTGAATGAGTACCTGATAATGACCAACCCTATTCTCGACGACCTGAAAAACCTGCGGGTTTTTCTTACCGACGTTATCGACCGCTTGAACAGCGCCGACTGTATGTTCGACGATGACTGGCCCGTATATACGTCACACATCGCCCTGCTGAACCAACTGATCGACGGCGCACGACGGCCACACGACGCGCTCACGGATCCGCCCGTTACCATCGACGCCGATACGTTACAAAAGGTTTTCGACATTTCCAAAATCCCAACAGCGGAGCCTGACCCCAAATGAAAATCGACATTCTCGGCTCTATCTTTTTGATGTTTCAGCAAATATTCGACGGGATCCTGACCGTCATCGTCGTGTGTTGGCAAATACTGGCCGACAACGGCGAAAAACTGTTGGCGTTCGCCGCGGTTGCGTTCGTCTACGGGATCCTGACCGTCGCCGGCGGCGCCTTCTTGCGATGGATGCGCCGATGAGTCTCCGCAAACGCTACCGGCTAACGCCGTCCCTTGATCGACTCCAAATTCAATTGAACTCCCTACCTGAGAAATTTAACGCGGACTCTCACGGCGACGCGCTGCGCATCCTGAACGCCTTGGATGCCGCGCTCGACAACCTGAAACGCGCCCATAAACTGATCGCTGACGGAGTGATCGACGCATGACCAATTACAGCCCGGACGCTAAACCGTCCAAATCCGCGCGGACGATCCGGCTCCGCAATGCGCATCAAGCGATGTGTTCATTCCACGATATGCTGGCACACCCGCGCTTCAAGAACGCGCGCAGCGTTGCCGACTCCGCGATCCTGGCGATCGAGCGCGCCACCTATGCCGCCGGCATCGCGCTCGAAGATGTGACGAACAACGCTCACCCTGACGGACCGGGCAAGGCCCGAGACGACGCGAACCGAGCCCGCCGTGACAAAGCTCGGCGGCGGCGCCTTGTTCCGATGGGTCGATTCGACCGTGAATAGACAAATCACAATCTATGAACTGTCGCACGAAGGCGCGTCGCTTGGATTCTTTCCGACGAAAAAAGAATGTCGAGACGCCGCGATCGCGCGATTCGAGCAAACCGGCCAACCGCTGCAATGGCGGGACCACACGATCGCGGATAATTCCGCGGGCGTGTGCCTACTTGTCAACGCGGCGCTGGCAATGGATAAATACCAATGAAAAAACAGGAAAAATTCGACCGCCCAGCATACGCCAGACGTCGACGCCGCGAGGAACTGTGGGCAACGTGGCGTGAAACCGCACTGTTCGGCGGCTTTATTGTACTGTTAATGGTCGCCGCCGGCGTCGGCGTCCAGTGGTGGATGGCGTGATGTTCGTCTATTGTGTGCGCCATGCCGAAACGACCGCCTGCTGAACCCGGCGAACTAGGAACAGGGACGTTCCTGCTACCCGGCGAAGGCCCGTCAGACCTCGCCCCCGGCGTCCTACGCCAGCGAATCGTCGAGCACTACACCCGTATCCACTTCAAGAAAACGCGCGAGTTTGCCGCCGGCCAAGCGGCGCTGCGCAAAATCAAGGCGGACTTACTTCAAGAGTCGACGGACCAGAGCACTGACAGACCGCGCTAGCGTCGCTCTCACCGGCGTTCGCTTGACACCCCATAGTCGGACCCTTGAACGATTCACACGCCGCCAGCAGCGCGCAGCAGCTCAACAAGGCGACGCCGCGCGCTTTCCCGGACCAGATAATCGTCCGCTTTGTTCGCTGCATACATTTCCCGTGACAGTTTGACCGCCTTCACTTGCTCCTGATCCGGCAACGTCCGCAGCTGATCCCACGAAAGGCCGGTATCAGGGACCGCCGGGTAGTTGCTCATCCCCACTCCCAAAGAACGCATCCATCAATGACTGCTGATTCCGCTCTAATACTTCCGATGCACTGAGCCCCGCACCGACGAACGCTCGACCGATAACCGGCAACACTTCGAGCCCCGGTATCGGACCACCGACGACCCGCCCGCGACTGAACGCTACTTGTCCAGCAACCTCGCCAACCACCACCTGACGCGCAAGACGTCCCGCCGCACCCGTCAGCGAATCCGCCGCGTCTTGCATCATCAAATTTATGAACTGCCGCGTCGGCGTCCCTGAATTCGCCACAACCTCCGGGAGAATGCCGGCGCTGATCCGCGTCGCGTCAAAGAAATCCGCCACGGCTTGCAATTGCTGACCGCGCTTCCCGTCCGGATCCGGCCCGGTCAGACCACCGCGCCGATACTCAAACGGAACCGTTCGCAGTAGTTCCGCGTTCATTCGCTTTCCCGACACCTCGCCGAGCGGATCCCGAATAACCTTTTCGGCCGATTGCAACACCCGCCACTGTGAGCGCGTCGTAACGTAACGCTCCGCTACTTCGTCGCCAGCACTCCGAACGATCGCATCGTCAATCGCATCAATCCCCGCGTTCGCCGTCACCGTCGCCGTGCCGAGCGCGCCGGAACCCTGTTCAGAGAAGCGCATCACGTCGTCGGTCAGCGCCGAGCGCCACGTCATCAACTGCGCACCCGACACCGGCGCACCTGAATCCAAATCGTCAATCATCCCCTGCAACGTCGGCGAAACCGTCTTGCCGCGCAAATGTAAGGGAATGTCGGCCACCTGACGCCCGCGGATCCGCGGATCTGACAGTTCACGGCGAATCGCCACCGACAAATCACCGATAAAGCGAACCTTTTGACCGGCCAGCGGATCCGGACCCAAGTCCGTCGCGATGTCTTGAAACTCACCGGCGAGCCTATCGTTCGCACGGCCCAACGCTTGCGGAGTCACCGCGTCACCGGCCGGCTCGCCGATCGCGCGCAGCAACGACCGCCCATATGCCCGGTTGTTAAACTCGGTTGCTTCGATGAACGGCCGCGACAACAGCGGATTCGACGCGAAACCGGCGTCGACTTGCTGCTGCGAAATGCTCCCCGTCCGCTGACCCGTCGTTAACTGAAATCCCAGATCGTCCGCGCGAGACACCAACCGCGCCCGTTCGCTCGGTATGTTCACGTCGCCGGTCACTTCGAGCGCTTGCGCATCAATCACCTGAGTCGACGTCGTTCGCGCTCGTTCGAGCAATTCGGCGGCCGACTCCACTGGCGGAACGTCAACCGGCGGGACGTCCCGCGCAAAGGTACGCTTGAACCCTTCCGCTTGACGTTTCCCGAACTCGATCGTTTGCCGCACACCCTCGGTGATCCCGCGGATCCCCAACCCGACACCGCGCCCGAGCCCTTCGCCGATCAACCCGCCGGCCAACCCCTCGACGCCGCCGATTATCGTTTCACCCGGCGCCGCCGCCGTCGCACCTAATATACCCTCGCCCGTCACGCCGCCCCGGAACCCGGCGCGACCTAATAGACCGACGTCTACCAGAGCCCCGCCGATATTCGCCGACAACCTCTCGCGCCGTAACGCTTCGATGGCCGGCCGTTCGCGCGCCTCGAACCCGGCTTGCGCTTCCGGCGACGCCAACCCCGCCGCCACCGAGCGCAACCGCCCGCGTGTGCCGGCCAGCGCCGAGCCGACAATACTTTGACGCGCAGCGTTCGCGCGCAGCGCCTCGCGCTCCGCCGCCACAATGTCCGGCCGCGGGAACACCTCCCGCGCCGTCGCATGACCACCAAGGATCGCCATGCGTCGCGCGTCGTCCAGCGTCTCGCCTTCTTCGAGAACGAATACAACACCGTCAACACCCGGAAGCGTCACCCGTCGAGTCGCCATTAGTTCGACTTCACCACAATGGTCCCGTCCGGTTCGACCGTCGACGTGACGCCGCGCTGCGGTCCCGCACCCTTCACCGGCGCAAGCGGTAACGCATCAAACCCGCCGCCGCCGAGCGCTTGCCGCAAGCGTTCATCTTCAATGAAGATCCCCTCGCCGAACAGTTCATCCGTACTCAATCCGATACGCTGTGCCGTCGCGATCGCCGGACCTTGCGAAATACGGATTTCCTCCCGCGCCTGCCGGTACGCTTGCACCATCTGTTGTCTGATCGCCTTGCGATCCGCCGGCGTCAAACTGCGACCCGCTTCCAGCGTCCCTATCCACCGTCGGACCGTCTCACCGAGCGCACCGGAACCCCCTAACCTTGCTACGTCTTTATCCGAAAGCCCCTGACCGCCGCCGCCGGTGATCGCTCGCGCGAAGTTAAACACCATCGCCTGATCGCCGGCAAAGTCCTCGCTCGCCGTCATCACTACCCGGAGCGCAGTATTCAGCGTCCGTAGTTCCCTCAACGCCGGCGCGACGTCGTTCACCAACCCTTCGCGCGCCTCTCGGAAAAACCTCCGATCTGTCACTACTTCGTCGCGCTGAACCTTCTCGCGCGCCAACCGTGCGTCCGTCTCCGCCTTCGCGATCCCCGTCTGCCGCTGCGTCCGCTCACGTAGCAAACCCGCGCGCTCGATCGAGCGCTGGCGCGCTCGCCCAGTCTGCCCTACCGCAGCATCTTCGAGCGCCTGCGGATCGTCCTGCAACGACCCCACCGTTTGCTGACGCGCATTCGCTTCACGGATCAGCGCGTTATCGTTCAGCGAGCGTTGCCGCTTGCCGCCGGTGGTCGCCAGTCCAACCGCCGCGAGCAAGGGACCGATCCCCGGAACCAACAACCCCAACAACGGCGCAAGCGCCGCCGCCCCGCCCAACACCCCGCGCTCGGCGCGCTGCGGGAATGGCGGCGGCTGGTCAAGAAATTCAACTTCGCTCATCGTTTTCCCCTAAAAGAGATTCGGAAACACCTCGTTCAGCGTCGATAGCAGGGACGCCGTTCCCCCAATGTCGAGCCCGGTAGTGCCACCGGCGGCGGTCGTTCCCTGACCGAATTCCTCGCGCAGTAGCGTCGGATCCCCAATGATCCCGGACAACGCTTGAAGCGGACCGAATTCGGCACCGAATGGCGAAATCCCCAAATTGAACAACCCTTGCAAATTCTCCAACCCGGCGATCTGACCCTGACCCTGCAACTGCGAAAGCGACGTCGCTTGATCCAACCCTAACCGCTGACGCTGCGCCACGTCCGCGCCGCGCAGCCCCGCCGACTCCCGCGCGAACGTCCGGATCGCATCACCCGTCGCGATCCCCTCCTGCACTTGCTGACGTCCGCCGCCGAGCGTACCGCCCAATGCGAACTCGCTCCCCAACCCGCCAGCGCCACCAAGGAACCGTTGCAACTGTTCGTTAATGTCCGTCCCGAGCGCGCTTATCTGACCCTCGATTAGCGAATCGTCCAGCTGAAATTCGCGCAGCGGATCCGCGAACCCGCCACCGCTCAACGACGCGAGCAAGTCACGCCCGCCGCCCAGCAGCTCGTCAGCGAACGGGAACGCAAAGTCGCCAATGGCCCCTTGCTGACTGCCGGCCAACCCCGTCGCCTGTTCCCGCAACACATCCAAGAACGGTTGCTGACTCGGATCGACAAAGGTTTGGCCGACATTGAAATTCGATCCGGCGGCGCTTGCGCCGCCGAGCGCTTCTAGGAAACTCGGTTCGTCAACACCCGGAGCCCCGCCGCCGCCCGACGGAATCACCGAACCCGAAAACGACGGGATGCCACCACCTTCTAAAGCGCCGCCGACCGGAAACCCGCCGAACCCGGTGCCAACGCCAAACCCGCCGACCGGCGAAGATATAACGCCAGCCGGCGGCGCACCGCTGCCACCACCTCCGCCGGTTTGTGTCACCAACCCCGGCAACGCCGACGTGTTTCCCCCGAAAATCCCTTGCGGCACCGCCCCGAACCCGGTGTTCAAAGCGCTTCCGATCGAACCGATCGCGCCGCCGATCGCGCCGCCAATACCGCTGCCAAACCCGCCGCCGCCCGAACCGCCGCCCGAACCGCCGCCAGTCCCGCCACCAAATATCCCGCCCATCAATAAACCTCCGCTCTAAGCGTTATCGCGACCGGCGTCATGCCATGCGATTTAAGAATCTTTCGCCATCCGGGACGCCCGTTGAGCGTCACCCATCTGCACTTGTTCGCGTTCGCCAACGTCCGCAGACCTTCGTGTAATTCGTCAATCCATCCGTCTATGTTGGATCCGCCCAGCCAGCGAATATGCAGCGCCCGTCCATCGTTCAGTTCGAGCAATTCACACGCCGCCACCGCTTGCGTTTCGAGCGCGTCGAATATGTGAACCAACATCAACTTGCCGTCCCGGACCAGCTCCCGAGCGTCGGCACCGAATTCGTCCGCCCGCGTGGCGCGCCGTAACGTCGCCCGTTCAAGATACGGCTTGAAGTGATCCCACAACATGAAACCCAGCTCCGGTTCGAGTACCCTAATCACCGTTAATCACCGATCCATGCCGACGTGAAAAACGATTCTTTCATGTCAAACTGCGCGCCGTCTTGATCCGACGATATGCGCAAGTCCAATATATCGCGCTCGCTCTCCCGAGCGACCCTCGCCGTCCCGGTGGCGACCAACGTCACAATGTCCGTCTGATTCGACGGATCCGCAACGGCGATCAAATTCGTCGGGTTGTTATTCAAAAACAACCGCAGTTCATAGGCGCGATTCAGACCGATCACCGCCGTTACCGTGAAATTCACAAGGTACTGACCCGAGCGCGCCGCGATAATCTGACCCTCCGGCAGATTCGGAACGACCGCACGGAAATCACGATTCGGCCGCGCCACGTCGAATTCGTCCAACACCCGAGGAATGATGTTCGCAACACCCGTCACCAACGGTTGATCCTGAACCAACGTCGCGCCACCTTGCGCGCTGTACAATTCTTCCTCGATCTTTTGTAGTTCCTCCGCCATCAATTGCGCAAGCGCCCGAACGTCGCCAACTTCCGCGAAGGTCGCCGCGACGTATGCCATTCAGTACAACCCCGCCGGCTCGACTTCGAGCGTCACTTCCGGAACCCGCCAGCGCGTTTGTGCGTCAATGCTCGAAATCTCGACGGACAAATACCGGCCCATTTGCGCCGTGTCGACCTTGCGCTGACCGGACCCGATCACGAATGGTAGATACTCACCCCATACCACATCATCCTGTGGTTGCAACTGGCCCGCGACACGAACCCGCAGATTCGTCCCGGTCTGCCCCGCAGCGGACAACCACACCGCTTTCAAAAACTTCACTTGTTCCGGCTGGCCCAGATCCAACGTCACACGCTGGAACGTCGCCTGAACCGCCGCACCGTCGTCCAACTGCGTTTGTTCGAGTAAATACAATTGACTCTGAATGGCGCCGGCCGAAAGCAAATCATAGCGACCGACGGTAGTCCCGGACGCATCCCATTGTGTATCTTGAATGTCCCAATCGCCGATCTGACCGTCCCAAGTGATGTTCGGCGCGGTGGCGTCCGCGCGACCCACACCAATAAACGCCGGGAATTCCGTCAACTCTCGGATCCCCCATGCGTCGTCCGGAGCATTCCATACGTAGGCGATCGTCGGGAACTGCGCGCCAATCTCCGGTATGCAGATCCAAAATTCATTCTCGTTCGAGTTTGCCACCACATACGACGACGGGAAAGTGTCCGGATCAATTCGCGAAAAGATGTCCCGCCGGATCCGATCGTTCGCAATGCTCCGAATGTTTTGCCCGTCATGCACGATCACGTCGTTGTCCGTCAACACACAATGAAACGTGTTCAGCGCCGCGACGCAATTGCGCGACATAATCCCCGACTCCGGAAACACCAATTCGGACCGCATCACCTGAGCCCCGCCGACATACGTCAATCGGAACGTCGACGTCGACTTGTAAACGTACAGCGACCCGCGCAAATCCCTCGCGTCAACCACTATCCCCGGCGTTGCGCCCATAGACACCGAGCCCGCCTCGTTCGTCGGCGAGGGTGTCCATTCCGTCGGTATCGCGCCGGGAACCGCCCGGTCTGACCACAACACCAAATCCGGATCGAATTTACCCACACCCGGATCAATCAACCCCGCGACCAAATGAAACTTGTATGGCCGCATGAACCCCGCCCGCTGGGCCACCGGCCAACCGGGAATCGCCGACGCCGGGTTCGCCGTCAACCCATCCCAAAAATACGGGACGTCGTTCGGCTGATTCCACACCGGGACGCCGTTCAACTCGCCGCCAGTAAACGGGTTGCGCTGGTTTGTCACGGTCACACCGCCGAGCGGCGTTATGTCAAAGTGA